GGACGAACAAAATGAGGAACTTTTGCCCTCTTTTCGTTTCCCATCAACTAAACACCCCATAGGACTTTCTTCTGGATTAAACCGCAAATACCAATCGAATCCATCTTTTCTTGCAATTATTTTTTCCACAAAAGCTTCAATTACTGACTCTGGTATGTCTGCATCGCTATCAAAGTTAGTGTATTGATCCAAAGCATATTTTAAAATAGTTATCTTTTCTTTTGAAGTAACTTCGTCAATCTCACTTTCAATTTCACTTGGTTCTAATTCCGCAAGTTCTTTTTTTAGCTGAGAGATGCTGTTTTCTGTGCTTTCCTTCTTTAATATGAAGATATCTCTTGCAAGTTCTCCATCAGCACGCATTTCAATTAAGTTGTCAAGTCGTTTCAGGAGTTTCTGTAATTCTTCTTTCTTCTGATTAATTATATCTGTATTGTCGCACACTTCCTCTTCATCGTCAATATGCTTCTCTAACATAGATTCAGCCAGCGATAAAACTTGATCCGTGTCAGAAAGATAATTCTTAAAAATATACTTAGCCATCATCTGCAATTTCCATCCGGCAATCATTGGAGTTTGGCATATACCATCAATCGGCAATCCCTTATTCAGTCTAGTTCTTACTGTTCCGGTTCTAATGGAACTATAGCATTGATACCCATATTGCTTTCCCTCTGTCGTATTGTGCCACATTTTACGGTTGAATTTATGCCCGCATTCGCATTCAAGCAGTTTCACCCACACATCGCTAGGCGGTTTTTCGCCGTACATACGTTGACCGGAAGTGTCTACTGATAAAGTTTTTCTGCGACTATTTATCCTTTTTTGTGCTTGGTCGTATTCTTCCTCTGTGATAATCGGTTTATGATTTCCTCTTACCTGTGTAAATTCCATATCACCAAAATTACGGATCTTCTTTTGTTCCAGGAAATCTGGTGTAAATTCCTTATGATATGTAATAATGCCACAATAAAAAGAATTGCGTAGTATTTTAGAGATATTACTTACATGCCAATTTGATTTTCCCATAGCAGTTAAACGCCCGGCTTTTTCCAGTTCAAACTGAATTTTTCGCATTCCCCAACCGTCCAAATACCAATCAAAAATCATTCTGACAGTTTTCGCCTGTTCCGGATTTATAACCATATCTTTACCGACACGATCATATCCAAGTATATTACCATTTCCATAGAAAACGCCATTTTCCATAGAAGTCTGCTGCCCGGATTTTACACGAACTGATGTTTTACGGCTCTCATCCTGTGCCAAAGTCGCCATTATAGTTAAGCGCAGCTCTCCATCCCCGTCGAAAGTTTTAATGTTATCATTCAAGAAAAATACTTCTACACCTTTGCTTTTCAGCTCTCTTGTATATTGAAGTGTATCAACAGTATTTCGGGCAAAACGTGATACTTCTCTGGTCAATATAAGGTCAAAATTGCCACTTGACGCGTCTTGGATCATCTGCATAAATTGAGGTCTTTTCTTCGCAGAAGTCCCGGTAATACCTTCATCTACATACATTTTTACAATGTCCCACTCAGGATGCTGCTGTAAAATTGGTTTATACCAGTCTTTTTGGTTTTCAAGTGCTGATAATTGTGCTTCGTGTTCAGTTGAAACGCGCGCATAAATTACAACTTTTCGGCTGGTTGGTTTTTGATTATAAATATCATACATTTATTCATATTCCTCACGATAATACGATGTTTGTTAATAGATGTATCAAGTATAGCATTTAAACTCAGATAAATCAACAACATCTTTATAGTCATCTAGGATATTCCTAAATACATGATATTTTATTTTTCCATCAATAAACAATGCTTCTATTAGTTTCAATGCGGCGAATATTTTATTATATTCATTTTTATCAATTTCTTTTTCCATATTTTATGTCCTTTATAAAAAAGGGTAACTATTTCAGTTACCCAAATTTAATATTATTTTGTTGTGCTTCCGAAACCGCCAGTTCTGATACCATCTGCATCATCATCTTCTGTGATACCGTATTCTACAAAAATTCCCTGCATGAACCCTTTACCACTCTCGATTTCTATGGTCTTTCCTTCGTTAGTGTCATTTGTAATTTTCGCCATAATATGTCCTTCGTTATCAGCACCGAAATAATCACTATCAATGATGCCTACTGTATTGTTGAGCTGCATACGATATTTAAAGCCCAGTCCACTTCTCGGATAACATTTTAATACCCAATCATTGTCGATACGGCAACGAATACCAGTAGGAATCTTTACAGTCTGTCCAGGGGCAATTTTAATTTTAACTGGTGCAAAGAAATCATATCCTGCCGAACCAATAGTTCCACGTTTCGGCAACTTAATTGAGTCGTAGATTTTGCGAACTCCTGTTCCAAAACCGCTTTCATCTAAAACAACTCCAAAATCTGTAATTATTACATTTTTATTAAAACAATCAAAGAAATCTTTCTTAAACTGTTCGTATGAAACCTTGTGAAATTTTGCTACAACTTTTGCCATTTGTATTTATCCTTTCTTATTCCATAATACTGTTCTATTATCATTTATGCTTTTTTGTACATCTATAATTCGTTGGTTTTTACTTCCACGAAATTGCAATCTTAAATCTTTTTCTTCTATTTTAAATTCTCCATCGACTAAGACATCACATAATTCTAATATCTTTAAATATGTAGGATTTCGAATTATCGCTTCATATGTATATCCTGTATATATCCAAAGTTGCTTGTCTGGATATAAAGATTTGAATTTTTTGCATAAATAATATGTAAACTCCACGTTATCAAGTGGATCTCCACCAGATAATGTGAACCTCGAAATTGACGGTTTTGATAATATGCCAAATAAGTAATCAAATGTATCTTGTGTAAATGGGAATCCCCCACATTTATTCCATGTTGATTGATTGTGACATCCTTTGCAATGGTGGGAGCAACCTTGCACAAACAAAGTTACTCCTACACCATTACCATTATTTACGTCAAACTTATCAATTCCGGCATATCTGAAGTCGGTTTGTTCACCGTTAATGAGGTTCATTCCTCTTAACTTTTTCCTCCAGATTATTATTAAAGTGTTTCACTCTGAAATCAACTTCCTGCTGTTTGCCCTCGTTGAATGCTTCAGTATAGTCCCCAGTAAGATATCCGGTCACACGTCTTAATCTTCTGATCTTTTTACATCCGCACATAGGACACGCTTCTCCGATTTCATCTGTATACCCACAATTAGTACACATATCATTCGGAACATTTACTGCGAAGTACGGAATATCTTTATCCATTGCATAGTTGACAATTTCTTCAAGTGCATCAATATTGTTTTTAATGCTTGACGCAAGCTCTACATATGTAATACAACCAGCAGAACTATATCCAGTAAGTTGCGATTCAATGTCAATTTTTTCAAATGGACTCATTTCTTCCCATACTGGCACATGCATTGAGTTTGTGAAGAATTTTTTATCAGAGACATTTGGAATTTCTCCGTACTTTTCTTTGAATTTAGTCATAGCAGTGAAACATAAGTTTTCTGCCGGGGTGTAATAAACACCGAAGTTTAGACTATATTCTTTTTTGTACTCAGCACATCTGTCTTTGAATAACTGTTCAATTCTTTTTGCCAGCATCATACCTTTTTCTGTTGTATGATTACAACCAACAAGAATCTGTAAAGTCTCAGCAAGACCAAGCTGCCCGATAGCAAGTGTCCCATGTTTCATGGCGGATTCGATGTTCTTACCATCGTAACCCTCCATAGTGTAATTCTCATACATGAATTTTGCAGAATCCGGGGATTGTTTGCATATCCATAAATATCTCTCGATCAACATTTCTTTTGCTTCGTTGATTTTTTTATCAAGTAAAAGCATAAAATTCGAGATTAAATTAGATTCCTTTTCATTCTGTGTCATACCATCATTATCAGGAATTTCTAAAGCCTCTTTTACTTCCATTGCGAGTGTCGGCATAATAATTGTTACTGGACAAATATTGCCTCGTCCATCTTTCATCTGCCCGAATCCATTTATATCTTCTCCGTTTGCTGTTCTGCATCCCATCGTGGAGAAATATGTTTTAGGATCATTTTTGTCATATCCTTTATTTCCAGACCAATCACAATTTGCATAGTTTGGATAAAGCCTCTGAGCTGTTGATCGAAGTGCTAATCTGTATAAGTCATAGTTCGGATCTCCTGGCTTTCTATTTACGCCTTTCATTAATTGGAAAATACCACAAGGGAAAATACTTGTTTTGTGCAATTTTCCAATTCCTGATATTGATACGTCTAATAATGCTTTAATTACCATTCTTCCTTCTGGTTCTGTACATGTACCATAGTTAATAGAAGTAAATGGTAACTGATTCCCAGATCTTGACTGCAAAGTATTGAGATTGTGATATAAAGCTTCAACTGCTTGCTTTGTTTCGAGGATTGTATCATACATCGCTGATTGATAAAGTAGCGGATCAAGTTTTTCTTTATTTGCAAAAAAGAAATCTTCTTCTTTTAATCCAGTTTCTTCATAAAATCTTTCTTTGTTTTTGTCAATCCAATCTTCAAATCGGTTTCGTATAATTCCACTTTCATCTTCATAACTGTCAAATAACATCCCCATAAGGTCTATTTGAGAGAATGCTGCTGTATTTTTTAAATATGCTACAATGTAGTGTTTTCTGAAAGATTTTTTTACATATGGCATTAACGTCCAGTCAATATGCGTTGCAGAAACGCCACCAAACTGCTGTAAAGATTGTAACTGGAATATTACTGCGATTAATTGTCCCGCAGTATTTACAGACTGAGCAGGACGAACATCTGTCTGTCTTGTGTTAAATCCATTTGCAAGTAATTTGTCGAATGGTATGCTCAAACAGTTATGCATACCTGCTGCGTAACTATCAAGGTCGTGGATGTATATTCTATTGTTCAAATGATTTGTCCTTGACATTTCCGACATATATTCATCTAAAGCAATTTGCTTCATCACTTCACTGTTAACTGCGCCCACACGTCCACCGAATGACTTTCCATCAACATTTGCATTCTGTCTATCGTCATTCTGCGAATTTAAAGTATTTCTTGCTTTTATTCGAATAGGGCTTTTCATTTCCCTTATCCTTGATCTGTCGTTTCTATAAATGATATATTTTCTAGCAACGTCCATATCGAATTGTGCGATTTTTTCTTCAACGAGATCCTGAATTTCTTCCACTCCAAGATCTTTCTGAATTTCACTAATACTTGTGGAAATATATTCTGCTATTTCTTTAGCACATTTTGTTTCCTTACCATCTACTTCATAGAATGCCTTTAATACTGCATTCTGAATTTTTTCGGGTTTAAAAACCTCTGATCTACCATCTCTCTTGTAAACCAATCAATCTTCCTCCAGTTTACTTATTAATTTGTATATTTCTTCCCATCCATGAACGCGGAAAGTTTTTGTGCCATCTTCTCGAACATCTCTATTCCAAGGTTTATCGAATATAATGTTATATTTAACTGGTGCATTTTTAGAGTGTTCAAAAACGAAATTATCCAAACAGTCGTCAATAAGCACATCACCATGAATAAGACGTTTATCGCGGCTTGTAATCAACATACTGCTGTCATATCCAGAAAAGATACACTTCAACCATTCATCTTTTGCTTTCACATGGTCTGGATAGGTTGATGTAACGAAATAAAAATCTGACGTTTCCATCAGTTTTTCAATTATTTCCTTTGCTTTTGGTTGAGCGTTTAACGATGCAAGAAATTCATTAGTACAAAATTCTGCAAAGATATTTTTACATTCTGGCTTTAAGAAATCCTGTATATACCAACTTGTAATATCTTCAATTGTTAAATTATCATTGTATTTTTTATTGTACTCAATCAGAATCTTTTGTATTAAGTTGTTCGCCACTTCATCAACGTCGCATAATATTGTCATTTGTTTATTTCTTTTTTCTTCTCTATACTTTTGATATGCATAATTTATATATTTAGCAATAGCTTCTGCGTTAAAAGTATAACTGAAATTTTCAATGATATAATTTGCTTCATCTTCGATACCGTCAAATTGACCAACATCACTTGCATCTCTTCTTTTTGCCTCTTCAATATTGTCACCTCGCTGCAATATCTTTATAAGTCGTTCTTTTCTTGGAACTTTAATGTATACGCAAAATACATCTATGCCCGGCTTATTTTTAAGTTGCCGCATTCCATGAGGCGTTAATACTGCTACCTTATCATTTGTGCAATCTTCTACGGCAGTTCCATAAAACCAACCATTATACTCCCCTATTTCTGCAAAAAATCCCATTTTACGTTTTTCTGCAAAATCTTCCATTGATATAAAGTGATAATCTACTCCATCCTCTTCTCCATCTCTAGGAAGTCTTGTTGTATATGAAACTATTTTTTTATAGCCATACAATGCACATAAACATTTCTCAGTAGTAGATTTTCCGCTTGCGCTTTCACCTACAATTACTAACATTTAGTTTCTCCTTTTATATGTAACAAACTGATATATTGGATAATCGTATAATGAATAAGTTTCATCGTCCATTTCCATTACTTCAGTTATTTTCCATTCATTTCTGAGCTTATCCAGATTAGTAAAAAATGTATCAGCAGTATATCTACTATATATTTTTGTTGCGTATACAGTATCGCAATACGGCAGCAGTAATTTATATATTTCACCGCCACCAATAATAAATACCTTTTCTTCTTTGGTTGTAGATTTAATAATCTGAATAGCTTCTTCTAAAGTTATAACATGAGAATTTTCACCAACCGAAAAAGAATTTCTACTTATTATATAGTTTATTCTATTTGGAAGTGGCTTTATTGGTAAGCTATCCCATGTTTTTCTTCCCATTATAACTATCGAATCTTTTGTTTTTTCTCGAAAGAATTTTTTATCTTCCGGGATATCGACTAGCAAATTCCCACCACATCCGATACCCCAGTTAATATCAACCGCTACTATCGCTGCTACCATACTTTCTCCTAAATCCCTAATTCAAGTGATATTTGTGGAGATACCGGATTGTAGTCAACAATAGTAAAATCATCAATATCCATATTATAGAAATCCTTTTTATCTGGGTTTAAAATTAGTCGTGGCATAATACCCGCATCTTTCACAGATTCCACTCTTGAAAGTAGTTCTTTTGCCTGTTCAACGTGTCGATCATAAATTTGTTCGTTGGCAACAAAATGAGTAAAGATTCCAGGCTCATATCCAGTATGTCTTGCTACCATCATAAGTAAAGCTGCATACTGAACTTCATTAATTCCTCCTGCTCCACTTGCAGCAAGTAAATCTCCGGATCTCTGATTTAAAAACATATTCAGCTTGTTTCCAGTGACACTCCAAATTGTTTCGTATGCACAAGGTTTCAATCCTTTTGGACGGTCTTTGAACTCTTCCTCCTGCCATAAGTTACAAATATGATATCTTCCATATGGATCATTTTTAATATCGTCCAGAACACGTTTTCTAAACATATCATATCTATCAACAGTATGACCATATCTGTATGAAATAGTTCCATCCCCAACGTCCCAGTCGTTCCAGTAATGAACTCCCATTTCATTTAAAACAGATAAATCATTTGACTGTTTCTGGAAAATCCACAGAATTTCTTTAATCGCACTTTTCCATGCAATTTTTCTTAATGTGAGAATCGGGAACTCACCTTTGCTCAGATCATACTGTCTCATTTGATGCAGTATAAACTTTGTATGTGCTGGAGTTCCATCTGCATATTTTGGTCGTGGGTTTTCATCAAGATATCCATTACGCAAAATATCTTCAATTTCCTTAACCATATAAATGTCAGCTTTAGTCATTTAATCCTCCACAATAAATCTTTTAATCATATCTTTAATTTCTTCGCATTCATCTGCATTATCTGAATGTATTTTAAGACAAAGTGTTCTTGTTAAATCAATGCTAAAAATACCCATAATTGATTTTGCATCAATAATATATCTTCCAACAATTAAATCCATATCTGAAGGAATTTTGTTTGTAATTTTTACAAATTCTTTTACCTTTTCAACAGAATCAAGTTTTATATTAAATTCGTTCATTATTCATCTTCCCATTCTTTCTCTCTTATCCCGTTTGCTTTTTTAGCACACTCATCCGAACAATATATACCACCAGAATTATCAGTTGTATAATATTCGCCCTCATAAAGTTCTTCACCACAAATTTCACAAATTGATTTAACTTTATGAATGGCGTTCGGGCATCTCGGATGACACGGTATTTGTCTACATATTTCGCAAATTGCAATCACCTTTTATAGTAGAAATATTTTATTTCTTTTATCTTATGAAAAACTCAAAAATCTTCATTCCGAAGATAATTGCCTGATTTTTCATATTCTTACTTCCTTTGCTTTTCCCATCCCAAAATAAAATGAGAACTCCGAAAGCATCATCAGATGTAGCATATTCCGCCATTTGCCTATTCCTATTATGCCCCGCCAAAGCATTGTATCTTCCATGAGAATTTTCCATTATTTTGCATGGAACGGCATTCAAGTTTTTCCATTCTGCCGGAAACTCAATGAGTTTTAAGCCATAATTGTTAGCAAATTTTACTGCTAGACTATCTGCTCCGCTAGCCATTCCACTTATGATTTCTATATTCTCTGGATTGATTTTATAGGATTTTTCCGATCTTCTGACTGTGAGTATATTATATTCCGGATAAGTTTTATTTAGCTCGAACAATTTTCTTATTACTATCTCTTCAAGTGTTTTGTAGTCATTAAAGAATCTTGATCCTGCTATAACAATCCTTACCATATTTCCTCACTTTCTTTGTTCTCATTTATTATATCACATTTTATTTATTTGTCAATATTTATTTCGTTTTTCTTACTGGCAATATTTTTCAAACACATTATTATAATGTTTGTTTTTTGTAAGTTTGCGAATAATACACATTGCAAGTCCTGTTTCTTTGTTAAATGTATCGCCTGCGTGACATTTTGTTACAGTTTTTGTACCGTCTTTCCAGAATACAATAGTTGCCGGATCATTAAACACAACATGGTCAATTTCCTTATCCAGGTCAACGCTATTCTCCCATTTTTTTGTTTCGTTGGCTGCATCTCCGAAGATTTCATCCAGTAGATCAACAATTCCCATTACTACTCCAACTGCTACTTCATTTTCATTTTCTACTTTCTTCTCACATTTACACATAATTTCGTTCTCCTTTTTATTTAACTTTATTGAAAATCATTTTTTCACTTACAAATCCGGAAGCCCCTTTATGACCTCCACCGCCGTATCTTTCGGCAATTTTTGAGCAATCAATATCTGGTTTATCGGAATAGATAGAGTATTTATATTTTTCTCCATCAAACACCCAAATAGCCACAATAGGATAATCTTTGATAAGATCTCCAAAAATGAGACTGTTGCATCTTCTGTTTACAACCAGACATTTTACACCATCTATGCGAGATTCATATGCATACGCTTTACGGTACTGTTCATATTCTTTCTCGACATATTTGCTAATCGCCTTTCCAGATTCAATCATCTTATCAAGAAGATCATTTAAAGCTGAATATTCTGCTCTGAATAACTGATTCCAGATAATATCCAGTGCTTCATAATCAGTTGCTTCGAGTGCGTATTTGAAGAATAATGTATCTTCTAATTTAAACTGCCAACAATCGAAATCACTGATATATTTGAGAAACATAGGAATATCATCAAACTCACAGTCAAACAGATACATATATGTAAGAGCCGCCCCACTAATTCCTTCTTTTCGGATTCCCTTAATATTTTCATATTCAGGATATGTTTTAATAATTTCCATGCTTGAACTGTGGTGATCGCACCAAATGAGGTTACAATGTTTCTTTTCCAAAATTTCTTTTAGCTTATCTACAGAATTTACAGAAAAGGATAAATCTACAAAATACACTGTTTCACCATCTTCGATCAGTTCTGTTGGAATTGGTGTTGAATAGTCATACATAATGTAATCGGCTTTATTGTAATTACCAGTTTTTCTTGCTACAATAGCTCCAGCAGCTTTTCCATCAATATCATTGTGATGAAAACATTTCATTATTTTTTATCCTCCACTTCATCAAGTACAGATGACATACAGCACTTAGTATGTGCATTGTTAAGCGAATCTACACTAACGCCTCTTGCAAAAGACATAGTTTTTGATGTAGCATTAAATACTTTCTGTGTTCCAATCTTACTTGCTGTATATCTTTTTGATAGCATTTTATCAATTCCAAGATTATCGCTTACTCTATCAACGTCGATATTTGCACCAAGAAATGTGAAAACCCAACTATATTTTTCACGTTGATGTTTAATCATATTTCTTACAGTTTCCCAGTTAAACTCTTTACTGCTATTTTCTGCGCCATCTGTAACGATAGTAAAAATAACTTTCTCAGGACGTTCCTCTTCTGGCATTGATGCTAATTTCTGACCAACATGATTAACTGTTCTTCCAACTGCATCAAGCATAGCAGTCATTCCAGATGGCATATATTCATTAGTAGTCATATTTTCTACTTCTTTAATATTTACGCCATCGTGAATCATGTTATATCTGTGATCGAAAAGAACAGTCGTAACAAGAGCGTCGCCCTCTTCTTTTTTCTGGTCGGCAATCATTGCATTGTAACCGCCAATTGTTTCCATTGTAAGCGGCGACATAGAACCACTCATATCAAGTACAAAGACCATCTGTGTTAATCCTTTTTTCATTTTTTGCTTTCTCCTTTAAATTTAAGTGTTGTTTTATTTTTATAAGCAATATTAGTAACTATACTCATACATTGCTTACAAGTACATTTTTTAATATCATCTGTTAATAGAATAGGTGATATACACCAACTACTACACAATGGAACTTTCATACTCATATGTTCCTTGTTATTAAGGCTTATCACTTCTTTTTCAAGATGAATCGGAGCGTTTACTGCCATTGCAAGCATCGGTAATTCTGTTAATACTGTTATCCTTGGTTTTTTAACTATAGTTCCAATCATTCATCAGTTCACATATCCTTTCATTTTGTCAAGAGCTTCTTTATCAGACATATAAAACGGATCTTCACCAAGAACATTTACAATAAGCTGTCCAAATCTCAATTCAGGATTCTTATTCCATGCTTTTTCAAGTTCTGAAAATATCTCATTCTGAGTTACAGTCTCAGCTTTTTCAACTACAATATCTGGTTCTTTTTCTAAAAGAGAACCCACTGTTTTATATTCAAAACACGGCATTAACTGCAGCTTAAACAGATTCTTTTTATGCATTGTATCAATTTTCTGTTTAAGTTCTTCGGAATCAATTTCTCCAGTTCTGATATAACGATCAAGTACATCGTATGTAAATCCAAGATTGTCCTCATCTGTTTTACCACAAAGTCCATCTGTCGGTACTTTATCAACCAACTCAGAAGGTAAACCAAGTTCTCTTCCGATAGCTTTTACTTCTGTTACAGTGAGTCTTGATAATGGCGAAAAATCTCCTGCTGCATCACCATATCTTGTAGCATATCCAACCCAATCTTCAGATAAGTTACAAGTGTTTGCAACCCTGCCATTTACAGTCTGAGAAACAGCGTAGAGTACAGCCATTCTAATTCGTGCCGGAAGATTAGTAGAACTCTGTGCGCTCCAGTGTCCTCCAGTATTATCTTTTACCTGATGCTTAATATTTCTGCACACATTGAAAATATCAACAGTAAAGTTTACAATTCCAAGATGATCGCAAAGCATTTTGGAATAATCAATGTCTGGCTGATTTCCCTGTGGCATAAGTACACCAATTACTCTGTCTTTTCCTAATGCTTCGACACATAATGCAGCTACTACAGAGGAATCTTTGCCTCCAGAGATTCCCACAACTGCATTACAGTCCTTTCCGTTTTTATAGAAAAAGTCCTGAATCCATTTTACAATTTCATTTTTTACTTTCTTTGCATCAAATTCCATGTTTTACTTCTCCCTTCTTTATTTTCTTGATAAGTCTCTGTAAATGCTCATACACCAGTGGCAGACCGCCTCTATCGTCTATATACACATTTGCATAGGTTTTTCTTCCAGTAACTTCGATAGAACTGTCACAGTTTATACCTTTATACTTGATTTCGTAAGTAGCAAGATAATTTTCAATCATTGGGTATTTATCTTCACCATTACCAGTAAAAATAAACTACCTCTGAATAATCTTCCCATTCTTTTAACAATGCCATTACATCGGTATATGTTCTTCCGACATTATGAAAGTCATATAGTGTATCATCGAAATCCACACAGAAAATAAGTTTTCCATATTTCTTAAATTCATCTTCGAGACGCTGATAGCAATTCTCAGGATCTAAGTAAAAGTCCATTAGAATTTACCTCCATGAAGAATATCTCTGATTTCTGCAAGGCTCTGTTCCTTGATAAGCTGCCCGTCTTTAAATACTGGCTGTAAGAGGTTCACTTTTGCATCTTCCCCAGAAACATGAGCTTCTTCCCATGTTCTTCCATCTATATAAATGAGTTTGTCATCTGAACCTTTTACAACTACACAACAACCTTTTTGAGATTTTTTAAATCCACCATCTTTCGGATTCTTGAAAATTTGGAATGGCTTGTCATCAATCTCACAGTAAGTTGCTTTAATGCAAGAACTGAATGTGTCTCTGGTAAATGGTTTTAAGATACCATCCTCTTCGATGCACTGGAATGAGAATGATCCAACACCTAATGCTACATTGGAACAAGCAAAGCCATTTTCCATGAGGATTTTATAAATCTGCTCACATCTCTGTACTGTTATGGAATCACCATAAATAGCCTTTACATGAGGATTAAGCACTTTATATCCTTTACTGTTGGTCGTTCCGCCAAATTCTTCCCACAGTTTGAATACTGTTTTTGTAACCACTTCTACACAGTCGCCAGAATCGCCACGCATAAGCATACAACCGTTATGTGCCAAGATTTCAGGCTTTAACTGTGGAAGAATATTGTCAATTACGTTCCAATAATCATATGAATCCAAAACAGCAGAGAAACTTGTGTTTGGATAAATTTCGGTAAGCAATCTCCGAAGAAGAGTGATTTCGTCACCGTCAACTGCGAAATTGCTGCACATTACTGAATGTTCTGTGCTAGGGCTTCCAAATGCAACCGGCTCTTTTGTACAATCACATTTATAGTTCTTTTCCAGATAAGGAATTGTCGGTACTGTGGCGGTATTAAGAAATGATAAGCACCATCCTGCACCAGCTTTAATTGCTGAGTCTGTGCATTCTTCGCCTCTGAAATCAAAAGCACCTAATGCTTTCGCTCTGGATGTTTCATCATCACAAGTAAGATCATAATAATAATTTACAATCTGTCGATATGTATATCCAACTGTTGCAGCAATCATAGGATGCCAACTTTCTGCTGAAATAAGGCTTTCGAGACTTTGCGGCAACCAAGCGAAATCTTTATGAGTGTTTGTAATTCCGAACATAGGGACATGCATTGGCACAATAGTTCCCTCCGGAAGTGCCACAATTTCAATCGGAAGATAGCCTAATTTGCGAAGCTGTTCAATCTTCTCAATTTTGTAAGCATTTTCTCCAAGAGAAGCATCCATAATTCTCTTATATTCTCCGATTACTTCAGCAAATGGTCTATTGAAGAACCACTCATTAAAGTAATCAATCAGATAAGTTTTGATAAATCCCTGCAATCCAAACATTACTACACTGTCCCATCTGTTTACTCTGCTCATTCGTGGAGTAAAATATGAAACAGATTTTGTGATTTTTTCTGGCAGCATTTCAGCATGAACTGCCTTATAGAAATCAATTAATAACATAGGATTTGTGTTAATCATTTTAATACCTCAACTTTCTCTTCATCCAAACTGTAGATGGAATCTGTTGTAAAAATCTTTTTGATAAGCCCGTTATCTTTTAAAAGTTCACCATCTTTAATGGTGTTCTCGCAATGAGTTACATAGAGGTAGATATCATTCGCACCGTATTCTTTTAATTTCAATGCTGAGTAATAGAATGTGCCACCTTTTGAGCAGATATCATCAATAATAAGGACATCTTTTCCAGGAATATAAATTCCATTTGTGATAATGTCTAATCCTAGAATTTCACCCGTTCGCCAGTCGCGTGTTTTTGATCCATAGCAAAATGGGCGTTTAAGTGCATTTCCGTATCTTTTTGCTGCACCATTATCCGGGAAGTACAAAATCATATCTCCGTTCTTGTCGATTTTATCTAAGACTGTTAATACCATTTCGCATGTGGAGATTCCACTTTTTACATTGTCAAGTAAAGCCATAGACACGTCGCTATGCGGATCATTGACATAAACACTATCAAACTTCAAAGAGTTGATAAACTCACAAAAATATTTAAGAGTAAATACTTCATCTGAATTTTTAACTCTATCCATTCTCGCATTTGGGATGTATGGCAAAATAAGCGTCTTTTTCTTTACGTCACCTAAATGCTTTGTGATATATAAGAGCGTTGCCAGTTCTTCATCACCCTCGTATTTCCATTCAATAGTGTATTCTTCCTCTTCTAAGAGTTCCAAAGGAACACGAAGACACTGTGTTTTGTCCGGAAAATGTCCTGCTTTAATTTCAGTACCGCATAACTTAATCATTCCAAATCTCCTTATAATTTATTTCTCTCTGCTGTACAATGTTATCTCTTGTAAAAATGATTTCAAAATCTGAAACCTCTTTTGTATTGATAAGTTCAAATTCGTACACTTTATATCCAAGTTTTTGAAGTTCGAGTACGTCATTGACACTAAACCAATGTTTTAATGTTTCTTTTGATGGTGCTGCCGAAAACCATTGCTTTCCATCTTCTCTGTATAAAGCACTGTCTTCCATTGGTAAATTTCTGCTCAGTCCCTCTGAAAGTTGGTCAAATACAGGATTCCATGTACCATCGAAATTTCGCCACAATCCATGTTTTTCAGACTGATCTTCTACTCTATATCCGTATACCATTTTATTCTCCCTCTACTACATTGATCTGGCAACTTTTCATTACTTCCAGAGCTGCTTTATGCTTTTCTGGTGTAACTCCTGCACAGCAGTTTGCGTGTACTGTAATTTCCGTATTTGGATATAACATTCGTAGAACCAGAGCGTTTGACACTACACAAATATCTGTACAAACTCCCATTAACTCAATTTCTTCCACTTCGTCATTTCTAAATACCATATTGAACATTTTGTCCCACGCCTGATATCCAAAGGTATACTTTCTTAAATAGAAACCTGCAATATTTCTAAGTTCTGGGATAATCTGCCATCCATCTGAGTTATCAATGCAATGTTTTACTGGAAGATATTTTCCTTCAAATGTTTCCATATAATCTTCATCATGTGTATCTCTTGTAAAAAATGCGGTATATCCTTCCGCTATAAGTTTTTCTGCACGTTCTTTTACATTGTCCACAATAGCAACTGCTTCTTTTGAACCAAGTGCGCCACGGATGAAATCATTTTGCATATCCACAATAATCAATGCTTTTGCCATTTTATATTTCCTCCTGTTTTTATTTTTCTCTATTCATTATTTCTTTTACTTTGCTTTGTGTATCATAATTCAGCATTTTAATTGCATGTTTTACATCGTTTAAAGCCTTATGCCTAAATGTGTTTTTCTGTTGGTCGTTCATACATCTTTCTATTCTATTACCCACAATTTCTAAAAGATCTGTATTGCTAAATATATCAATATCAATCATTCTCATATAGATTTCCTCATATTAACTTAACAGGTATATACTCTTTTTTCGCATTCCGGACATGTAGAATAAAAATGGGACATATCAAATCTTGGATCTATTTCATATTCATCTGTTTTATATACACATCTACAATAACCACAACAGAATTTTTTTATCGGCTTCTTTTTCATATAACCGCTTGATAATATTTTAATCATATTGCCCTCAATAAAAACCAGATTTTATTTAGATTTTTATACTATATATAGTGTATTTACAAGGCATTAACACTATATATGGTATGCTCTAAGTTTTCATTTTTCCACTGTATCTTATTTTCATAATAATCAATGTCATCTCCTTTTTTATTATATTTTATAGTACATAATTGACTCCATTCTCAGCCTCACCCATTGCCTTTACGTATGGCGATATTCCAACCACAGCAATATCTCAAGTATAATGTTGATAGTCTTTTCAGCTTGTCTATCGGAGAACAGGGGGATTCGTGTTTCCCATCGTAATTTACTAAGGTATTTCATTATCTGCACCCAACCGGAAAACCTACGGGCTTTTTGTAGTGTACTTCTACTCACAAACTATTTCTTTAACGTCCAACAGCACTGCTGCCACCTTAGATCCCGACTGCCAATTAAGCCGTGTCATGTTATCTCATACGGACGAATATGTGTTAATACATTTATTTCTTTTATCTCTAATGTGCTGCTTCATCAGCTATATGAAGTAACATTATCTTTCTGTATAGCTCTTCACCCCATAAGTTTCTATATTTCTTTTCCATCTTTTTATTATTATCTTTTTCCCAGAAATACGGAAACATATGCCACTGAATGAGTGCCAGAATTTCAAGCATATCATTTGTTGAAAAGTTATTCAAATACTTGATTGCATCGTATGCACTTACTAAATGATGCTGATAATAATGCGCCACATCAGTAGGATTTCCATTGCTATCTTTGTATTCTTTTGTGAATTTCTTTCCAATATCATGTAGTAATGCTGCCATATGCAAGTTTATGTCTGCTTTATTACCAAACTCAAGAGTATTTAAGTAACAAGCAAGGCAGTGATTCCCAATTGATAATGTATGATGCGGATTATCATGATTGATACTGAAAAGACCATTTTCCCCATAGAATAAATTAGTTAATTCATACTGTTCATGTACTTTACTTTGTGTATCAATAATAATCTCATCCCATCCCTCATAATACTGTGGAATATAAATGTTTTTATACATTCTTTCGATTGCATACTCCGGTACAAATCTTCCACCATTTTCAGCTCGCTTTTTATTGTTTTCCAAACACATTTCAAACGGTGTATGTACGAAATAACAAACTTTACGACAATTAATTTTATTCAGCTCATTCAAGAACGCCATTCGCTTTTTGTAGCTGATATTACAAGCATCGTAAATTACAGCTTGACTTTTATTGTAAAGCAATTCGTCTTTTACTCTTTGGTGAAGAACTTTAAATACTTCTTCGTTACATTCCTGGTTATCTTCAGAACCAGTGATTTCTTTTCTGATTTCATCCGATGAGATTATCGGGCAAACACAAATACGACTCAATCCATGAGCTTTCGTAGTTTTTCCAGATCCAGGTAATCCCATCATCATAATAAGCGTTGGCTGCATTATTCAATCTCGCTTTCTTCAAAAATAGCTTTGTAGTCTGAAACTCCCATTTCTTTTAACTTTTTATATGCCGGGCATTTCTCACTACCATACTTGATATAATTGTTTTCAATGCCAAGATATTTGTTTTTTACATATCCTTTATATTTCTTTGGAACGTTGCTTTCCGCCCAAATCATAAAGGATTTCTTATCACTTTTTGGTGCTTCGTCAAAATACCTCTGCACTTCTGCTTCCATATTTCTCACATAATCCAGAACAATTTTTTCAACAATGAGTACCCTTTCTCTGTATGCTGCTGGCACTTTACTGATTAAATCGTCTATTTTGTTTTCCGCAACACTTTCAATGATAAGATTAATGGAAGAAATTTTTGATAAGACTCTATGGATTTGAACATAATCATCACCCTTGACTTTAATCATATGTCCGTCAATATTTACTACAAATCCCTCTTGTTCATCAGATTTAATAGTTTTAACATCTTCAAGGATTTCTTCAAATGTTTTATCATAAATCTCAGTCATCGGAACTCCATAACGCGTGGCAAAATCAGATACTTCTTTATATGAAAATTGTCTGCCCGTTTTTACATCTCTGATTCCAATTAAATACAAACCTTCTTGATCTTTTGTGTATTTAACAACATGTGCATCTGCCAGTGAAATATATTCATAAATAAACGTTAAATTGTCATTTGATTTAGCCATATATTTATTTCTTTCATCTAGCATTTTAAGACCATCTACTAACCTCCATGATTTCTCCTGGCATAAAGCTTGGCTTCCAGTCATAAAAATCTTACCATTATACCAACGGACACATTGCATACTACCATCAAGCTTATTTGTAATTTCAATTGTCTTTGCGTTTTTAATTTCTTCTGTTACTACTGCAATATCATTTTCCGGACATTCGTTTAAGTTTCTGAACTTTCTAAACGGGGCAATTACAATATCTTCGGCTTTCAGATTGATGACTACACTTCTACATTCAAGGAAAAATCCATCATCTGCATTCCATAAATCATTTGCTGTAATCTCATATTGACCATCTCCGGCACTACTGAATTTACCATACCGTATTAACACAAATTCGTTATGCTGGTTGACTTCGAGATATTTGATTTTCTCTGCTGCTGCATTATCTCCCAGTTTAATAATCCAATGTTCAAGTGAAGAAATTTCTTTTTCTTCTGCAATATATGTTTTGTATTCAGGTTCACCAAATTTTTCAGTATATCTTCTTTTGATATCCATTACGAATCTGAATACCGGATTCCATTCATACATTAAGTTCCTTTCTTGGTTTATTATACCACTTTTATTACAAATGTCAACATTTATTTCTTTTATCTTATTTATTTTTATAATGCTTTATTATGAAATCTAGTGTACGTGGCGTATAATCCATATACGGTAACATACAACCAACATTAAAAGCATTTTTCATCTCTGGCTGTTCAAGAATATTATGAGTCACATTCCCATCTTCATTTATATTTGAATGAACATGTCCATATAAATGATAACTTCCTCTATGCGATTGATCCCATACTGCAATTGGATAGTGGCATAAAACAACAATCCTTCCTTTATCATCTACTCTTTTTAAATCATAAATGCCCTGAAACAGTTTTTTGCAGTACCCATTCTTAACCCAGCTATCATGATTTCCAACAATAAGGAATCTGTTTTTACAATTGATGCTTTTTATAAGTTCTGCAGTCTTATCAGGTTTATACCATGATACGTCGCCTAATAGATATAATTCGTCTTGTGGCGTTACCACCTGATTTATATTCTGGATTATTTTCTTATCCATTTCATCTAGTGTCTTAAATGGTCTATGATCGAAACGACTCATAGCATTGTAATGACCTAGATGTAAGTCTGATATGTAGTATTTACTCATATAATTCCTTTCTCTCTCAATTCGCTAACAGATCTTGTTAAGAAGTACGAAATGTACTCTTCGCCATCTGGATCTCTTTCAATCCCACCAGGCATTACTTCGGTAAGTATCTTCATTGGATATAAGTCTAAGTCTCCCATTGGATTTTGACGCAACATTTTTCCGACAATTTCTAAAGCATGATACATTACTTTTTCGCGTGGTGAGAAAGAGTCCTTTATACTTTGTGAAATTTTCATCTGTCATTTACCATTTCGTGTTTCACTATTCTATGTGGTATTTCAAGTATTTTTAACATTCTTGCAGCTCCAGAACCATACCCACTTGCATCTAAATAAATATCGTATTTTTTACCAAGTTCAACTACAATCTGTATCGCTACACTAATACTATCTGTACAATATACTTTCCTAATCCCATTACAAAGGGTGACAACTTGATAGCCTCTAACATTACGTTCAATATCTACATACATAATATATAAAACTTCCATTTCCTTACCTACTCTTCATAAATGATATCAAGCCCATATGCTTTTGCAACTTCATTTTCAAGAATGCATCCTCTTGCCCTATCCCATCCTTTACAAAAATAAACCGCATGGCAAAGAGACATATTCTCGATAGATTTTGCAAGAAAACACACTGGAATTTGTACAACACCACGTTCTTCCATCTTTTCTTTGCTATACCATTCATCCGTAAACAGTGTATTTACTACTTCATATCCAGCAGCTTCAAGTGCTTTAATCGCACGATTTCTTGTTTCAATAATTTCTTCGTCTGTCTTTCCTCTCATTGGCTGTGACAGCATTGCTTTTTTCTTATCCAATTTAATAGTCCTCCTTTAAAAATCCTAATCTTTTCGCACAATCAGGGCAATAATTATATCTTCCGAAAATGGTTTTCCCGCATTTTCTACACTCGTGTCCTTTTGAAATTGATGTTCCATATGGCGATCCAAGTGTGATATAACATTTTTTACAAAACGTATAATTATCGGCACAATATCCGCCACATCTTTGACAATATCCCATAAGTTCTC